GCAGGTTAGTAAAAGGTGCCGAAGTACAAACCAATATTATGGCATCGGTTCAACCTGTTTCTGGTTCAGATAGACAATTATTGCCAGATGGTTTTCGAGGTAAAGAGGTTTACACTGTCTTTACAGAAACAAACAATATTCAGTTTATCCAAACCAATACAGCTATAATAGTTGACAGTGCAGAAATAGAATACAAATCAAAAAGGTATTCAATTCTTTCAATGGAAAAATGGGAATACTTAATACCGCACCACAAGATAACGATGGTGGCAAAGTAATGGCTGACAAAGTTTTAAAAACAAATAGAAAACTTGAAAAGCTATTAAATGACCTTATTAATTCAGACGATGAGGTATACATAGGTATTTTAAGTGAGTCATTTAATGATTCTAAACAATTTTATGATGAGAACGGCTTAATATCTTCGGAAGAAGAGACGCTTGGAGAAATAGCATATATTCATGAGTTTGGAAAAGGAAGAATACCCGAAAGATCTTTTTTAAGGTCAACGTGGGACAAAGAGAAAAATGATATAGACTTGACCGTTCAAGCACTAGCAAAACGACAAATTAAAAAAGATAATTATAAAATAGAAACACTATTAGATTCAGTTGGTGTTTTTATGGTCGGAAAAGTAAAGCAAACTTTTAGAAACAACAATTGGCCTCCATTAGCCGATCCTACGAGAGGCGGTAGAAATAAAGATGGTCTATCTACTCCATTGATAGATACAGGTCAATTAATTAACTCAATAGACTATAAAATAATAAAGGATAAATCAAAATGACAGTATCCTTTACAAGCGTTCAAGACAGTTTTAGGACTGCTGTTTTATCAGCAGGTACTAATACTAATGTTATTTTCTTTTTTCCTAACGGTCCCCAGCCACAGCTTCCATTTACAACAATAAGAACATTATCTATAGGGCGTGAGGTTAATGACTGGGATGTTTTTGATAAGGCAGATAACAAAAATAAAATATATGGTTTTAGGGATGTTAGTTTTTCGATTAATACTTATGGCCAAAATGCTTTACATGAAGCAAGTATTCTCCAAGGAAACTTAAAAAAACAATCAATAAGTGAAGCACTAAGATCAACAGTGTCAATGTGTATAAGACAATTATCAGGTATAAATGATCTTACTCTATTAGTTGATGCTGAGTTTCAAGAAAGAGCATCATTTGATGTTTTTCTAAATGTTAATATTGAGGATGGAACAACGGAAGAAGATCTTGGTTATTTTAATGCTGTTGATCCTGTAATATGGACAAATAAACCTACTACTTAATAAACTTTATGGAGTGTATAATTATGCCACAAATAACCGACGTAGTTGATGTAACTATTAATGTTCAATCGAGCGGTATTTCAAGACAAGGTTTTAATAGCCTTTTAGTTGTAGGTTCTTCTTCTGATTTTGGTGCTGGGTTTTCAGAGCATACTGTCAGAAAATATACTACTTATTCTTCGGTAGGTGATGATACCGATATCGTATCTGGTGATTTAAAAAATGCATTACAGGTAGCTTTTGCACAATCCCCTGCTGTTCCTAGCGTGTATGTATCAAGAATAGATACAGCAGCGGTTGCCGAAGTAAGGAAACTAACTTTTGATGTTGACTTTAATGCTGGTAACTCAATCGTCGTGACTTTAGATGGTTCTGCTTTAAGTGCCGATGCTTTTAATACTGACCAAGCGACAACGATAGCTGATGTTGCTTCAAAAATAACCGCACAAGCCGATTACACTGCAACAGTTACAGCAGCTAAAGAAATTACTATAACAAAGGGCACCGCAGGTACTGCTTTTACTATAACAGCAGCAATAACTGGAGGTAGTGCAGTAACAGCTACACCTAGTGTAGTAACACCAGCGCAAGCTAATGGTATTAGCTCCTCAGACTTAAGTGCTATTGCAGCGAACAACAATGATTGGTTTGGATATACTCACGTGTGGAAAGATGCTGCTAGTGCGGTAACAGCCGCAGCTTTTTGCGCTGCTAATAAAAAGTATGGTTTTTTTAGACAAAATGATTTTGTAAATCAAAACTTAAACACTCACTATGCTAGTTCTTGGTATACAGATACCGCTACTAATACAGGTGTTGCTGAATTTTTAGATGTTGCAGTAGCATCAAGGTTACTGTCTCAAACACCAGGTAGCTATACAGCCGCTTTTAAATCATTAGAATTGGCGGGTACTACTAATGTATCGACTACGAATGAAGTAACTTTAAGATCAATAAACGCTAACCAATATTCGAGCGTAGCAGGTAAAGACATTACTTATAATGGAAAAACGGCAAAAGGTGGTTTTATCGACCTTTACATCGGAGTTATCTATTTAGAAAGTAGAATACAGGAAGATGTTTTTGCCCAATTATCTGCTGTTGAAAAAATACCTTATACTAACGCTGGCGTAAACTTAATCGTTAGTTCAATACAAGGTAGATTGAATCAGTCAGTTGACGAGGGATTTTTGTCTAGTGACCCAGCACCAAAAACATCAGCACCATTAGTTGGTTCTATATCTGCAACAGATAAAAGTAATAGGCTTTTACCTAATGTAACTTTTGAAGCTATTACCAGCGGAGCAATACACACTATTAAAATTACAGGTACAATTGTAGCTTAACAAAAAATTTAATAAACTATATATATGAGGTATGTCGATATGGGTTTAAAAAGTTTTGATCCGAAGGAAGTATCTGTTATTTTTGGCGAGGTCATTCTTAAAGGTTTTTCCGATGAGATGATTTCAGTATCAAGAGACAATAGCGCCTGGGAGATGGTTGTGGGTGCAGATGGAGAAGCGACAAGAGTAAAGCAAAATGATAGATCGGGCACTATATCTATTACTTTACAACAGTCTAGCCCAAGCAATGACCAGTTATCAGGTATTGCAGCCTCCGACGAATTATCAAACTTAGGTTTAAGACCTTTTTTCTTAAAAGATAATTTAGGAACAACCTTGTATAGTGCTGCCTCTGCTTATATTGAAAAGGTTCCCGATGCTTCCTTTGGGAAATCACAATCTGATAGGACGTGGGTTTTAAAAACAGATAATTTATTAGCCTTTTTAGGCAGTAACTAAAAAATAAAGGTAGATTAACAATGCATAAAGTTGTCATAGATGAAAAGACAGTATCTATATCTAGGTTTGGAGCTAGGGAGGGATGGAAACTGGTTAGAAAACTAACCTCACTTTTTGCACCTGCTTTAGCTGAATTAACTGATGATAACTATAGCGGTGCTATAGAAAAAGTTATGTCTAAATTACCCGAAGACGACTTTATGGATTTATTAGACCAATTAACTAGCTGTTGCTTAGTTGATGATGCCAAATACTCTGAAAAATATTTATCAGATTATATTTTTACTATGAAAGTTATCAAGGCCGTGATGGAACATAATTTTAGTGATTTTTTTTCTCCGATCAAAAAAGCAATGGCAGGTTTAGGAAGCGATTAAAAGACATTGATGATGATTATGGAATAAAAGAAACTAAAGTTGATTTGTTTTTGTGGAGGCCAGTTATTGCTGGCCTTTGCAGTATTACCGAATTAAACAGCATGACTTTTATAGACCTAATGGACGCTCACGAAGTTTTAGATATAAAAGACCATGTTGAAAATATTGAGATGAAAAGGAATCGTTTAAATGGCCAATAACATTCTTAGAGAAATGGTTATCAAAGTTGGCCTTAAAGGTGACAAGAAAGCCAAAAGCGATCTTAAAGGCTTTAGAAAATTAATAAAAGGGATGGTTGGCGATATAAAAGTATTTAAAGCTAACCTCTCCGCAATGGCTACTGCTAAAGCATTTTCTTTGATTGGTGATGGGTTAAGGTCATTAACAAGGGAAACCAAACAATTATTTATTGAATCATCTAACCTAGCAGCCGTTCAGGAAGATTCAGAAAATAGATTAAGATCGGCACTAGAAACAGCAGGTGATTTTAATCAACAAGATTTTAGTGGGTTAAAAAAGTATGCTTCGGCTTTACAAAAAGTATCGACGACAGGTGATGAGACAATATTATCTGGTATGGCTTTAATAAAAAGTTTTGGCGCTACTAATGACCAGATAAAATTAGTTACTGAGGCATCTTTAAACTATGCATCGGCACAAGGTAAAAGTTTTGAAGAAGCTGTTAGGCAAGTATCAAAAACTCTAGGCGAGTATGCTGGTGAGTTGGGCGAAATGTCTGTAGAAATAAAAAACTTAACAGCAGAAGAATTAAAAGCCGGAAAAGCGGCCGAAGTATTAAATAATTTGTATGGTGGTATCGCACAAAGGAACATTAAGTCTTTTAGTGGGCAAGTAAAGCAACTAGGAAACATCATTGGTGATTCTTTTGAACAGATAGGCGGTCCATTAAACAAAGCGATTTTACCTTTTGTAGCAAGGCTAAAAAATGATTTAGACGCTTTAGCTCCTACCTTTAGAATGTTAGGTGTGCGGTTAGCAGGTGCTTTTAATGTCGTTGCAAGATTATTCGGTGAGCTAGGTGGAAGAAACTTTCTAAAAAATATAATCGATAACATAGGTATGTTGATTGAAGACCTAGCTTTAATCTTTGAAGATATAGTTATGTTTTTCTCCGACAAAGAATCAGCTTTAGCTCGAAGTTTAGGTATTAAAGCTGGTAATATAGGTGAAGCTATAGGCAAAGGTTTAGCTATCGCAATACCTCAAGCTACTATAGCAGGAATAAAAATGATGGGCCCAATGTTAGGAGGTTTTGCATCAGAACTTTTATTGCCGCAAAAAGCAAGGGATAAAGCTAGTGATGTTTCCAATGGTTTATCTGACTTTACAACAGGTAACTTTGATTTTATGGAGACGCTAAGAGATACATTAAGACTTTTTAAAGCTGTTCATCCTATGTATAGGCATATACCTGATGTTAAAAATTATTATAACATTAACCAAGAAAACAGTATCAACACTCCACAAACAGCTAGTGCGCTAAATAATGAATTAAGCAATGCGTTTTCTTCTTTTAGTGCAGCACCTACAGACTGAGGTCATTAAATGAGTTTTTTATCAAGAGTAGCTGACAGTCTTTTCGGTAAGCAACCTTTTAAGCTTTTAGAAATAGGTCAAAGTGATTCTGGCGGTTTTTTAAATATGTTTTTGCCTAGCGCTATGTTTGAAGCCGACGCTGTTATTAGCGAAGGCTATAGCAAAAATGCAACGGTGACAACATATCCAGTGGAGAAGGGTAGTCCTATATCAGAGCATGCTATGACTAACTCTTTCTCTATAAACATATCTGGCGTTACCTCCGATGCTAGTATGAGTTATTTTGATACGATTGAAGCAGCTAGTAGCTCAACTTTAGGTCAGATTTTTGGAGCAACATCTAAAAGTCAAAAAACTTGGGACATCTTAAATAAATGGATGGATGAGGGAACACCTTTAAGACTTGAAATGAAGTTCGCCAAAGATGGATTTAAAGATACTGATGGTTCTATTATTCCATTTGTTATTGAATCACTGTCAGTACCAAGGGATAAAAACACAGGTTCATCAATCAGGTATACCATGTCGTTAAGGCAAGTAAAGCTGGTGACTATAGGAGCTCCATTGTTGCTAGGTCCTTTAGGGATAGGAAGTATAGTAGACAAAGGATCTCAATCCTTGCTTAATAATAATAAGAGCGGTGCGGTTGATGCGCTTGGATCGGTATCAAGGACTAGAGATTCATTAGCTAGTGGTGGAACCTTATCAATATTAAAAAATGTATATCCATAAAGCAGGTAAAAAATGGCATCTACAAAAGAACTACAAATAGTTAATCAAGGGCCTAGCTCCTACCAATTTTCTTCAAACTTAGACGGCATTAACATTTATCTTTTGTTTAATTATAATAGACGTAATGATACTTGGTATCTTGACCTACTTGATTCACAGTTAGATAATTTATTAACAGGTATACCCTGTTTATCTAATGTTGATCAATTAGCTTCACGTTTTTCTTTAGATAATGTTTTCATCTTAGGTGATATAATAATAGCAGATAGCTCAACAGATAAGGATGATCCTTCATACGAAAATTTTGGTGATTATGTTTCGGCCTTTTATACGAGTATAGCACAATGACTTCTTATAAACGTGAATACGAATTAACTTTTGTTCCAACAATGGATGATACATCCAATGTTTTGGCTGGTATTATAGAGCAAAGTAATAGCGTGGTCTTTAGTCAAACGGCTAAAAGAGTTGGTTTGATGATTGATTTTAATATTACAAAATCAGAAACAAAAGGTGAAAACGTCGGGATTATAGGAATAACTAACCCATCAAAAGATACAATCGCATCACTTCAAAAAGATGGAGTTGTAACCTTAAAGGTAGGTTACAAAGCAGATATAGCCACAATATTAGTTGGTTCTAAAGACAGCGTTAGTTATTACGATAATGGCGGTTCAAAAAGAATAGAGTTATCGGTATTAGAGGGTAAAGCTTCATATAAACAATCATATATGTCTCAAAACTTCCCTTTAGGAACAACTAACATTCAGATAATAACTGAAATAGCTAATCATATTGTGAGTAATGTTCCATCGGTTGAAAGTCTAAACCCTTTTATTATATTTGATTTTAAAAGTTATCAGTTTCCGCAAGTTTTAGTTGGTGATGCCTTTGATCTTTTGGATAATTTTCTTAAACCAATAGGTTATAAATATTTTATAAATAAAGGTGTTTTAAATATTGTAGAGAAAAACACTCCTTTAAAAGACTTACCTGTGATCCTTGGGCCTCATAACGGGATGATCGGCAGCCCTAAGCCAATTATGGATAGTTCGGACCCGACAAAATCTACCAGTGGGATAGAAGTAATGTCGATAATC